ATGTTCCTCACTAAGGTAGCACTCGGTGGGGTTAACACAGCCATAACAACGTTTACCAAGGGGGATATTGTGTACCAAGTTTCTGGTGTGACTGGAGGAACATTCTCAGCCCAGACATACACAGGTGTTGTAGCTGGCTTCGTAGAGGGTGCGACCGATTATCTCTATGTTTCAGATGAAACAGGCACTTTGCTATCTGGTGCTTCCACACAAACTATAATCAGAAAAGATGGAATGGTAAACTACTACGTTGTATCAAAGGAAGTAACAAATATAAACGTAACAAAGGATCCAAAGATTCTAGAATCATCGGGAGACAACATGCAGCTGGACCTTTTGAGAAATGACGATGACTTGTTTGATTTTAGTGAAGTTGATCCATTCTCGGAAGGCAAATACTGATGTTTACAAATTTTCAGCCATTCTACAACAAGGCAATACGAAAATCTGTAATTGCGTTTGGTTCCTTATTCAATCAGATATATTTTAATAGAGAAGATGATAACGGCACGGTAATGGAGACTATTCGTGTTCCTATATCATACGGACCAAAGGAAAAATTCATACAAAGGCTGAAGTCTGAAAGCTCAATTACAGATACAGCTCACGTGAGAATGACATTGCCAAGAATGGGTTTTGAAATAACAAGCTATCTGTATGACTCTGAAAGAAAACTCAACAAGCTGAACCAAAAGTTTGGGTATTTGAACGGAAGCATAGGAAGCTATATTGAAGTTCCATATAATATAAATTTTGGCTTGTACTTATTCACCAGAAATCTTGACGACAATCTACAGATAATAGAGCAGATCCTACCATACTTTGCCCCAGATTTTACTGTTACAGTCAATATGAACGAATTGAATAAGCAAGTTGATATTCCAATTATTTTAAATAACGTCACTACAATTGAAGATTATGAAGGAGATTTTGACACAAGGAGATCCGTAAACACTATATTTGATTTCACTATGAAGTCATATGTATATGGTCCTATCAAGAATGACATAGCATTGATTGACGATGTTGAATTGAACATATTTGAAGGAATAACAATGTCTGCCGAGACTAGAATATTCTCCGGTGGATGGACTGGAAACATACAGACACTATCTGGAATTACATACTATGAAAACCCCTGACGAAGAACCAATTGAGAAAATATCAAAAGCATTAGACGTATCATTCACTCCATCAGAAGTTGAAACAACGAATAAAGAAATAAAAAAACAGGTAAGGGAAATAAAAGCCAAGAAACTAGATGTTGATTTTGCTGCGGCAAGAACAAACATGAAAGAGCTTATAAACAATGGAATGAATGCACTCGATGGAATAATGAAAGTAGCTGAAGCCAGTGATTCACCAAGAGCATATGAGGTAACTGCGCTATTGCTCAAAACAATCTCCGAGATGAATAAAGATTTGATCGGCATTCATGAAAAAAATGCCAATATTCAGAAAGAAAAAGTTACAAATATAACAAATAATTCGATTTATGTCGGATCAACAACAGACTTGCAGAACTTGATAAACAGAGAAAGGGCGCAGGACAAGCACGATGGCAATTAGAGTGAGTCGTGGTCCAGGATATCTTGGAAACAAGAATCTAAAGCCTGCTGGTGTAAAGATAGAATTTACCCAGGAACAGGTAGAGGAATACATAAAATGCTCCAAGGATCCGATATATTTTGCAAAAAAATACATCAAAGTCGTAACTCTTGATAAAGGTGTTACACCATTCAATTTATATGACTATCAAGAGGAGTTGGTTCGTGTTCTTTCAAATAATAGATTTGTCATAGGAAAACTTGCAAGACAGTCTGGGAAAACAACAACAGTTGGTTGTTGCTATCTTTTACATAAAATTTTATTTAATCAGAATATGAGCATTGCTATTCTGGCAAATAAGTTGAATACAGCTAGAGATATTCTATCCAGAATCAGAGAATCTTACGAGCATCTTCCCTGGTGGCTCCAGCAGGGAATACTTGAATGGAACAAGGGTTCCATACATCTTGAAAACGGTTCAAAGATAACCGCTGCCGCTACATCTTCTTCTGCAATTCGTGGTGGGTCTTACAATTGCATTTCTGGCGATTCAATAATAACAATTAAAGATAGATTAACTGGTGAAATTTATGATATTTCTATAGGAGAATTTTATTCTAATTCATCTAGAAATATAAATAATGATAAATATTTTTATGGAAATGTTGGAAAACAAATACAAGAAATGGTACTTTTCTCTGATGGAAAAGGCGAGGTTGCGAGAAAATATACCGACAAATTCAGAGAGACACCATATAATTCCAAAATCTCTGGGTGGAACAAACCACAAAGAAAATTTAGTTCATTTAACATTACGAGAACATTTATTAGCCCATCGTCTTCTTCCACATTTTCTGAGTGGAATAGAAAAGGCAAAAATGTGCCATGCATATTATCGAATGATAAATGGAAGACAGGCAAATTATGTGAAACTATCGGAATCAGCTATTTTGGAGGCAAAGAAAAATTATTCAGAAGCGAGAAGAATTATGAGACTTGGGACGAAGCACTCGGAACAGACAAAGAAAAAAATATCAAAATCAAACACCGGAAAAGTAATGAGTATGGAGTCTCGCAAAAAGATAAGCGATGCCAATACAGGTCGTCTGGTTGGAATAAAAAAACCAGATGGTTTTGGGGAGAAGATATCGAAGAAATTGACTGGAGTGAAGAAAACAAAAGAACATTCAGACAAGATAAACAAGAATCCAGAGAAAATCAAAAAAACAGCTTCCAAACATCGTGGAATGAAAAGATCACCAGAAGCAAAAGAAAAAATGCGATTGGCAGCTTTAATGAGAATAGAGAAAAATGGTGGCCCTTGGAACAAAGGGAAAAAATTAGTAGATGGGAAGTTCTCACAGGAGAAGGATTTAAATCTTTCCATGGAATCTCACGAACACACAATCAACAAACAATTAAATTAATTTTCAATAATGGAGAAGAATTAGTATGTACTCCAGATCACAAGATAGCAACTACAGATGGGTTTATTTCAGCTGAAAAGCTAAATCACGATCATGTGATAATAGGAAAAACAAATAATTTACATGTTTGTGAAAAATATAAAACATCAAATATTGATGTGTATGATTTGCTTGAGGTAGATGCTGTACATTCATTTTTTGCCAATGGGGTATTAGTACACAATTGCATCTTTCTTGACGAATTTGCATTCGTCCCCACAACAGTAGCTGAAGAATTCTTTTCTTCGGTATATCCAACGATAACCGCTGGACAAAGCACCCAAATGATAATCATATCGACCCCGAAGGGGTTGAACATGTATTATCAATTATGGAAAGCGGCAATATCTCGACAAAGTGAATATGTTGCATTTGAAGTTGGATGGAGGCAAGTTCCACAATATCCAGGTGGTCCGTTGAGAGACGACGAGTGGAAAGAACAGCAGATAAAAAATACATCTGAAAGGCAGTTCGAGGCTGAATTTAATTGCTCATTCATCGGTTCTGCCAATACACTGATTGAGGGATCCAAATTAAATGAATTGACATATGGTAAACCAAAGCAAAGAAATGCCGAGGGTCTTCTTGTATATAATGAACCAGTCAAAGGTGATGATGGCAAGGGCACAGAAGATAGAATCTATTTCATGACTGTTGACGTTGCAAGAGGACAAGGTGGAGACAATAGTGCTTTCTGTGTATTTGACATATCAGAAATGCCATATAAGATGGTGGCAAGATTCAAAAGCAACGTGGTATCGCCGTTATTGTTACCTTCGTATATTCGGGCTGTTGGAAAAAAGTACAACAATGCGCATGTTTTAGTGGAAGTAAACGATATAGGAAGCCAAGTGGCTGATATTCTTCACTATGATCTTGAATATGAAAATTTGGTAAAGGCGGCTTTCAAGGGTACTAAAGGTCAGATGATCACCGATTCTGGCTTTGGGACAAAGCGCATACAACTAGGTGTACGTACAACAATACCGGTTAAAAAACTTGGCTGTGCGGTCTTGAAGAATCTGATAGAACAAGACAAGTTGATCGTTGAGGATCCAGATACAATCGATGAGCTTACAACATTCATAGCAGATGGTCAGTCTTTTACAGCAGACGAAGGACATACGGATGACCTTGTTATGTGTCTTGTTCTATTTTCATGGGCTACCAGACAGGACTTTTTCGAGGCTTTGACGAACAAGGATGTTCGTCTTGAGATGTACGAAAAAGATATTGAGAAAATAGAGTCAGATATTATTCCAATGATTATAGATAATGGAATGGAAGATCAGAGCGAATGGGATGGCGACGACAGGTGGTTTTTGAAAAATGCCAAGGAAAATAACCAATATTGGTTGTTTTAATTTTTTTTGTGAAAAATTGGTTTTTCTATATATTATTAGGATAGACTATTAACAAGGAGAAAACATGGCTAGACCAAATGTAACATTAACAGTCGTAGACGACTCAATAGTAATTCCAACGGCAGAACCACCATCACCAACCACAGGACTTATGATTTCCCATGCCATTGGTGGGGCTACAATGGGTGGTGGACTTGGAATTTTTGGAACAACCGCAGAAAAGGCTCTTGGATATTATCTGGTAGAAACACCAGGAGACTGGGTT